TTCATTTATTGTATACACATATCATCTTTGTTAGTAATAGATTTGGTTATAGACCGTTCGTCCACATTGAATTTATAATTAAAATCTGAATATTTCATGTTGTACATGTTATGAGAAATAATAAAGATTGTCAAATTATATTTTGAATGAAGGTGTAGTAACTCGTTAAAAATTATTATTTCCATCTCATTATCTATGTTGCTTGTAAACTCATCTAAAAATAGTATTTTTACAGTATCAAATATAATATTTATAAATAATCGAATAATCGCAATCCGTTGCGTCTGACCTTTACTCATTTTTTTCGAATTTTTAATATTTAGATCTTCTATAAAATTATTCATTTTCAAAAGATTCATATACTTTATTATCTCTTGCAAAATTTCATCCTTCTTTTCGTTTAATACTTGTTCATTCATTCCGAACGTTATATTATAGTATATACTTTTTGAAAATAATATACTTTCGGATGACAAAAAGGTTAAATATTTTCGAATACTAAAATATGTATAATTTTCATATTCATTTAAAAATTTTATTGAACCACTATGAATCTTTACTTTCTTCATCAGTGCATTTATTAGTGTTGTTTTTCCACAACCAGAATTTCCGTATATAAAATGAATTTTATTGAATTCGAAAACTAAATTTACATTCATCAATATAAGAAAATACTTATCATTTTCTTTATATTCAACATTAACATTTTGTAAAACAAACAAATAATCATAATTTTTATCTTGGTCCCATATGATTGGATTTGAAATATAGTAGGATTGTAAGTTTAATATATCGAAAAGTTCGGCTGATATTTTTATTTTTTTTGTAAATAAATAAATCTTTTCGTCAAGAACAATCATTGAAGCTTTAGCCGATCCTGATAAAATAAAAAGATAAGAATCATTTATAATGAGCGATGAAATTGTTTCTAATATTTTATACTTGGCCATGTTACTATAATGATAACTACTAATTTTACTGATTTGATACGCACTAATAAATTTGGTATCCGATACAACTTTCAACATTTTTTTTAATAAATTTGAAAGCTCCTCTTCAACTTTGTTTTTTTCAACAATAATATTTAAATTATTAAAAAAATTTAATATTTCATCGGTTATGCCTACTTCATTGGTTTTAAGGAGTTTTCCTTTTTCTTCATTTGATTGTGAAAATAAAAAAATGTATACAAAATATAAATAAGTACTTAAAAATACAATGTTTAAATTATTTCTTAACATTCCATATTTTGAATCAAAAAAGAATGGTCTTAAAAATAATGTAAGAATATCGACGAAGAACAAAATAAACTGCTGTATTACTTTAGTATAATTTTCATAAGCCAACGCAATAACTTTATAGCTATCTAAATATGCGTGTTGAATATTTATTAATTCTTCGCCATTATTTAATTCAATATTTTTATTTATAGTATCTTCTGTTCTCGCGTTGAGGATTTTTAAAATTGTTTTTTCTAAACGAATGATTGTTTTTTTTTCATATTTTTCTAATATCTTTGAAAATAATTTTCTATTATAGATAGTTAAAGCTGCAACTACTATTTTAAATAACCTTCTATCATCAACTCCATCTGCGAAATCACCAAAATTGTTTGTAGCTTCAAGTAGATATATATATTTAATTCTTAAAAAATTATCTTTTTTATCATTTTCTATTAATAAGTTAATAAAATATATTTCTTTAGGTGTCATATCATTTGTAATGATAAGTTTTTTTAATATTTTTTCAATAGATGAGTTATCAGTTAGGTTAAATAGTTGTTCATATATTTTGTTCATTTTAATTTAACAAATAACAATGACTATATAATATATTATATATTAAATATTATTTGTTAATTAAAATGAAATATTCATCGTAAAAATGGAAAACATGGAATATTTGTAACATAGTTATTCTTTTCCAGAATTCGCGTGCTCAAGTTATTTTGAAACGGAATGCACACATTTTCTTGGGGGTTTAGCTGAGGATAATACCAATTGGTCTGTTCCAGGTCACGATACGTCCATGCCGGATGTGTGACGCGTGACTGTTCAACTGATGATTTACATTCCGGGTATGAAATTGGACTGCTAGAAACGGCTGTGTTTACATAATTATTTTCCATACAATCTCTAGAAAGCGGTTGGTTTAAACCTTTCAAATTGCTTTCTAAATTAATTGTATTTGTTCTTAAATTGGCTCCCCAGCCCTGAATTCTAATATAGGGGTCTTCAAAATAGCACGGTTTATCGCCGTTACCTGGTTTGTTCAACATGTAGCGTCCTGGGTCAGTTGATTCTTGCAACTGCTTATTTATTCTGCACGGGTCATCGTGAAAGCGAGTAAATGACATTTTTTATTATTTTACTAATATATTATTATTTTATTATTATTTTATTATTATTTTATTATTATTTTATTATTATTTTATTATTCATTTATTAAATAACTATTATCTAAATCTTCTTTTAATATATTTCGATTTTTGTCATAAAAATCTACAAGATTATTTAGTACTGTGTAAGATTTAGTAGATGTTAGATTTTCTTCAAGAGGCCTACCAGACCGCTTCTCATCAATTACCCAGTTGGTGTTAATTAACACATCCATTAAATTCAAAAAAAAAATATTCTTATTCTTCAGAGTAAAATTCTTCAAAGTCAGAGTAAAATAATAAATTACTAATCTTCTATAATATTCAATTTCCGTAAAAATAATTAAAGATGATAAAGATGTGGTCCTGTTGTTTGCATCTTGTATCATATCGTATATTGTTTGTATTGTTTCATTCGTGTCGTCAATATAAAAATTATTTACTATTTTGTCTAAAGGCGTCTGCGTCTGCACTGGTCTTATACTATTAACTGTAGCCGCACTACCCATGGCACCAAGAGAACGCATTTGAGAAGATCTTAAACTTTTTTTATTTTTCATTTATATATATATAATATATATATATTAAAACAAATTAAAAAAATGATTATTATTATATTATTAACAAAAAATACGTTACTAAACACGTGCGTGCAATGAATCACGAAAGACAAGTTCGGGACATTTATATTAAATCGGGTTCAGAATGGATTCCAATAAGCATTGACTCGAGCTCAGAACTATGCAGGCGATTCGCTATCGCGTACACACAATACAAAAATAGACCGACATATCATCGCGAAGTTGCGTATGAGGCAGACGACGGCGTAAATGTCTACAGAGATAATAATGACCATTATAGACCGACATTCATTTCAAACGGAGAGCGTGTATTCCCGGTCATTGACATGGCGGATGTGAAAGTGTTTCTAACAGATGTCGCAAATGTAAACTGGTTTAAAGCGCGAGAATATCAGGCGTGGGCGTACCGCGATTTCTTGTTTGATGTTGCCCAACCGCAAGTAAAGTATTATGCTTCTCGTTACTCGTCGCATTTATTTTTTCAAACAAGCAACTATAGAGATGTTGTAACAATTGAGCTAGGCGGACTACCTCCAAACATTATTTTCAAGTTGTCTAGAAACGAGAACGGGAGCGTGTATTATGAGAAAAATGACCCGAATGCGTCAAGGGTACGAATTTGTGATTGTGAAACGGCTCGTTCCGGATATTTGGGATTTTATCGAAGAATGACCGATGTTGGCGATTTTATTATAACGCCGGCACCCATCAGCGTACCAGCACCAGCACCAGTACAAGACACATACGGGCCGGAATACCAAGATTTCGCCAGTTACTTGCATCAAATCAATGCGACGGCTGCAGCAGTTGCATCTGTATATCAAAATCACAGTATAAAGTTACCGCTAGCTCCGGGCACGCACAGCATTCAAACAGATAATGAAGAAGAACAGTGCATTATGTGTTTTAGAAATAAATCGACGCTGCGAATGCATCCGTGTGGTCACAAGGTAATGTGTCCGGAGTGTTATATTAAAATGGAAAAGGGCGAATGTCCCATTTGTAGAAGCGATATTATAAAATTAACCTGTGAAAATGCATAGTAAAATGAAATAATAGCTGACAAAAAATAATATAAAAGAATGGTTTACGTAAAGATCATTTTTTTCATTCGATTATTATTCAATTTATTTACTGTGTTTGTATTTGCATTCGAATTCGCATTCACAATTGCATTCGCAAATTGAACATATTTTTTTTTATTTTTGTTTGAAGAAGACGGTATAGAAGGTTTTATGGAAGAATGTTTTACATCATTATTGAGAGGAAATGAAAAAACTGGACTTTCCATATCCAATGGTTTTCCAGATGTTATTGCGGTTACTTGAGCATATCCATTGTTCTTTTCGCAGCAACATATGTCTTTCAATAAATGTTTCCATTTATATTTTTGAATGTCATTTGATCTAAAAAGGGATAGCATGGTGCTTGTCAAAACCCCTCCATACATTTGATCGCTTTCAACAAACGTATCAGCACTCTGCTGGTCATCTTGACATCCGCTTATACAGTATACTTCACCGTTTGTTCTAGGATATTTTTTAAATTCGTATGATGTTTGACGAAGAGACCACTCCGATGGAACATATGTTGGCGATTTTACATTTTCATTTGTTATGTAACTGGAATCGTCGCATTTATACCGAAGGTCGCATCCGGTTCCGCTGTGACAAGCATCTAAAATAACGTACAATTTCGCTCTACTTGGAATTTTTTGAACTAAAATAGAACGAAGTGTGTCATCGCTAATAGTTCCCATTCTGTTATAATCAAGCGGGCATAGGCAAGTATCATATCCGCTCTCTTCATCTCGACTACGGTCATATTCAAGATTGCCGTGTCCTGAAAAATGAAACCATGCTTCGTCGCCGGGTCTTGAATTACGAACAAGAGAATTAATTGCATTCAATATATTGGCCTTGGTTGGTTTTACCGGTGTATCATCTGTTAACATAATAAAATTTGTATATCCTAGCTGTGACTGCAAAAAATTTTGTATATTATTGACATCATTTATACAGCCATACAATTCACTTTCAGTATTTCTATAATTGATTCCAACCAATAATGCGCGTTTTACCATTTGTTCTTAAATTTAATATCTATATATTTTATATTTATATATATAGATAAATATAAATAAGTATTTTAATTGTTATTCATTTACTTGTTTCACATTTATATTTACATAAAACTCAGATTTAAAATAAGTTCGTTTAGTTTAAAAATGTCACATCGTTTCGACGGTTCAACAAGGATGTGTTCGCTAAACATTTCCCGAATGTATTCGTGTCGTACCATGCGTAAATAATTCGGAGAAACGTACCCCGACGGTAAAAAAAAATCACTCGGATATTCATGATAATACAAATTAATATGTTTAAATATGTACACTGTCATAAAAATAAACCCAAGAGACCATATGTCATGCGATTTATTATGCTTTACCCAGTTGTATTCAAAATGCTGTGGATATTTTATAACATTGTTTCTGTTTCTTGTATTTGCATTTGTATTATATGTTTCTGGAGCACAAAACGGAAGAGTTCCGCCGCTCGCATTATTTGTTTTTTCATGAATTCCAGAAAGACCAAAATCGATTAGAAAAACAGATACCTGTGCTTGTTTTGCTACAACCAGAATATTTGCTGGTTTTATATCACCGTGCACACAACCAACTTCGTGTAACTCTTTCAAAATACCGGACAGTTGTATAAACGCGTCATAAACAATTTCGTCAAAATTACCTTTATGTTTGATACATTCAATCCATCTATCAAACGTCATTGAATTTGAAATGTATGGTTGTACGCTATAAAATAATTGTGGATTTGATAATTTAATGTGACAATATATCGGAATTACGATTCCCAATCTTATAATGTCTTGATACTTATTCCGATATTTGCGCATAAGAGTAGAACTCACAATGTCTTCTCCTGAAAATTGATCATCAATGTTGTCGATTCGAAACATCAGATTAAAACACTTGTGTTTAAATACACCATACTTTATTACATTTGTTATTGTTTCGCATGCATCGTATTTTTTATACACCACGAAATCTTTTAAATATTCACTTTCGCATTGTTTATGAATATTTGTAATCGTATATTTCAATATGAATTTACTCATATCATCCCAATAAATTAAATTGTAAATCTCGGCTTCTTTCACGCATTTTATTATATAATTCACAATTTCATCAACTGTAAAAACGGGAGACGGAGGAGGATTTGGATTTGGATTTGGATTCGGATTTGGATTTGGATTTGGATTCGGATTTGGATTCGGATTTGGATTCGGATTTGGATTCGGATTTATCGTCATATCATTTTTGTTGTTGGTATTTTCAACAGGTAACTTGGGAGATGGCGACGATGGCGACGATGGCGACGAGGATAACAGTGACATATTTTCATCGTCATTTAAATAAGTACCTGGATATTGTTTATGATTTTTTTTCATTATATATTTATTTATGAATTTGTTTTTCTTATTATATTATTTTTAATAGTATTTATTACGGTTTTATAAATACTATTAAAAATCAATTTCTTTGAAATATTACAAATTACTTATTACAAACAAATTACTGTTTATAAAATTCGAGTAAACGCGCCGATGGATCAACATTGGAACAAAACGGGTGTCTCCAATAGTAAGGAATCATATTATCGCCTTTTTCCGGGAAAAAATTCTCAAATATCTTTCTATAATAAAAACTCTCCTTATCGTACGGCAAATTATTTTCATTCATTACGCTATTTTTTAACTCCGCAATTTTCTTTACATATGTATCATACGCAACGTCTGATACTTTGGTTTCAACATGTTCTTTAATCATTTGCACCCACGTTCTACCCGAATTACCCGATACCCCGTCACTAAACGCTTCTTTGCGCCTCCAAAGCAAATCGTCCGGTAAGTATTCCTGCCCGTCAAACGCCTTTCGAAGCAAATATTTTTCAATCCGTTCGTCGTCAAACCTCTTGTACCGCGGAGGAATCTCCATCGCATATTTTAAAAACGCCTTGTCTGCAAACGGAACACGCGCCTCTAGTCCCGCTCCAGAAATGGTCTTGTCTGAACGCAGTAAATCAAAATAGCGCACATCGCGAATCATGCGCTCATTTTCACGCTTGAAATCTGCATCGGACGGCGCCTTGGTAAATCCGCGATACGACCCAAAAATTTCATCCGACATGTCCCCGCAAAAAATCACAACGTCGTCTGAATGCTTTGAAATATATTTGCTAATTAAATAATTGGGCAACGACGCGCGCACCGAGGTCGTGTCATAACTTTCAATTTGATGCACTGTATCTTCAATCGCATCCAAAAACTCTTGTTCTGATAAACACACCTCGTGATGACACGTTCCAAGGTAGTTTGCTGCGCGCCTCGCCCACATCAAATCCACCGATCCCTTTAGACCAATGCTATACGTATTTAATTTCGAAGGATCCATAAATTTACACATGATGGAAGTAACAAGCGTGCTGTCTAAACCACCAGAAAGTAAACAACCTACCGCGCCGCGTTCCGACATTAGCCGCTTCTTTACGGCAGATTCCAATAACAACTTGAGATTCGCACAAATATTTTCTTCAGAATCTTCAACGGTTTGAAACACATAATTGTATGGCACATACTCTTCTAAAACTGGGTCCGCGCGTCTCGCACTATGCAATGCGCTATAATAAGGATGAATTAATAGAGTGCCGAGCTCGTATACACCATAACACCCCGACGGAAACTGACTTATGTAATGACCCATGCAATGTTCCATTGACTTTAGCTCACTTGCAACCGTGATATCCGCCGCAAATCCAAACTCTGACCCATAAAACAAGGACCGAATTCCAAACGGATCTCTTGCAACATACATTGCATTGGTATCATGATCAACTAGCGTTAGCGCAAATACGCCATCCAGTCGTTTGAGCGCTTCTTCCATACCGATTTTACGATACAAATGAATCACAATTTCACAATCTGAACCACCCTTGTTATACTCTTCCGCCAAATCAAATTCATAAATGAGCTCTTTATAATTATAAATTTCACCATTGCAAACCAGTGTGCAATTTTTTAGTTTAAGCGGCTGGTTTCCAATACTGCTCAACCCATTGATCGACAAACGATGAAATCCAAAACAACGGTGCGAAAATTGTTCTTCCACTTTTTCATGTAAAAAAATAGAATTATCTGGTCCTCGATGACTCGACTTATAAAATGTTTGTTGAAGAGATTTCAGCTTTTTCATTTCTAAATATTTAGTCAAACGATTTTCATAATAAAAAATACCGCACATTTTTTAAGCTTATAGTTACTTTAATCGACTTTGTTCCACAAATTTCAGTTACATATATATGTCATCAATTATCTATGTTGATTTCATTAAATATATTTAATGCGTTTTTAGTCCAGCCAAAAGAACATCCACCTCAATTTTTCCAACCATTCGGCGTCTTCATCACGTTGCTGGTTCATTTTTATCGCAATTGACATATTCTTCGTTTGGTTCGTTTGGTGATTGAGTATATTTCTATATAGTATTATACTTATATTTTATTTTTCAATTTTTTACATAAAAAAATGTGTGTATTTCCATATTCTCTCTTCTCTCTCATAAAGACAATGGTATGTTGTTTATTTTTTGGGGATGATTCCAACACCTCCTTCATAATGTATGAGGTGCGTTTCCGATATTCTTGCCATACACATACCTTTGCATTGGCAATCAGTCGAACCCGAACGTTTTGATGTAGCCGTTATTTCGCATTTGAGTTGCTGCACTTTTTCTTGATGCACGCATCTCTTCTCTTCTTCGTGAAACGCGCGTTTTTGTTCGTCTTCATCATCTTCCCATTTGTTTTCAACTTTTTTCCATTCGTTATCAACTCTACAACGCTGGTCAAACAATGAAGATAGACACATTTGGGTATGAATTTTTTTCACAAACCCTCGAACGCCTCGAACTTGGACACCTTGAAACATTTTAAGGAACATATTTGACTGTCTGATTATTCTTCGAAAACTGAAATGTATGAATTTAAGTTTAAAAAATTCAATTTGTTTTTATTCTTATGAAATTATTTTATAAAATAATATTATACTAATATTATAGTATTATAGTATAAAAAATACTTTGTTATAAACAATAAAATAAATAAAAAAATAATGTTTGGTGTAGTTAATCAATTATACTTGTGCAATCAGCAACGCTCGAGAGAATTGAATGACCGTATATCCGTTCGAAATATTCCATCCGCGCCTTTACAGCCGCAATATAGCATGCGCCCCGTTTTAACCAAATATTCAATCATGCCCATTTTAGACCAGCGCGCAACTCCGTCCGTCCCGTTGGAACAATTCCCCACATTCAACCCCGAACAAACATTCAATCCGGGCAACGCGCAAGCACCATGGTCTCTCTTTTCATCCAACGTAAACACGGAATCCATTTTACGTAACCAAGTGTTTGCTCTCCAAAACTGCGAACAAGCGTATTATGTTCCATCCTCTAAGAGCGACTTGTACAATGTTCGAGTTCCAGAAAACTATGTGGAACAACCGCATCCCGACCTGTTTCGCCGCCAACCGTTTTGTCCACATAATCCAAACGAACATAATCTTGCAAACAAGTTTTTCAATAATTCAACTCGTCATGATATTAAAAACTTATAAATATGGTATTACTTACTTCATTTCTTTTATATTCTACATTCTTATTGCATTATTTTATTTCTTTTATGAACTTTAGCAATTATGCATTTACATAAAAATATTATATATTATAATTATATAAAATATTTTTAATTATATTATAATGAGTTGTAAACAAAAAGGTGGCGGCGTTTTTGACGTTTTTTGTCCTCTGTGTAATTTGCCCTTTTATTCCCCGTTTGAAGGTCAAAAAATACCCACCGACGATGATGAAGATGATGATTTGTACGATTTGCGAAATACCGATATGAAGTGGCTGTCAGATGTTTTAGGAGTCGATGACAACACGAGTACCGTGATGGAACTAGAAGGCGACGATAGATATGGACAGTTTCCAATAAAAAACGGTAAAGATAAAGGCGGACTCTTTGGACTCAGAGATTCCATTGCGGTGCAACACGGAACTAGAAAAAAAGAGTATTACAAGGGATTTGGAGCTGCGTTTCACAACGATTGCGTCAAATATATTAGCGAAAAATCAGGAAGACCGATAAGCTACCAACTTGGTGTTGATATTGAACAGACAATAGAAGATTATTTTAAAGCGCATCCAAAAACGCGAAGAGATGACGACTATCAACAACAGTCATATAATTTCCAAGGTGCGCTGGAAGACCACGACCCTGATTATTTTGTTTCTCCGCTGGAACCGGACGGAAAACATGTTCGACAAATGTTAAGTGATTTTATTCCAAAAAATAAAACGCCATCGCCGAAAAAAAATAAAACGCCGTCACCACAAAAAAATAAAACGCCGTCACCACAAAAAAATAAAACGCCATCACCGCCACGACCGGTTCAAGCGGAAGCAAACGTAGTAGTACAAAGGAAAAAAAAAGGTGCCGCAAGTGGAGCAACAGTAGATAACAGTTGCGCATCTCAAAAAGACAAGGTCATCTGTATTAAAAAAAAATGCGTATGGGGCAAAACAAACAGGTGTAGCAAAAAACGAACTACACGAAAACAAAAGAAATCGAAATCAAATACATCCGCAAACACGCACGCATGTCCGTCTCATAAAGACAGAAACGAGTGTGTAATGAATAATTGTGTCTGGGGGAAAACAAATCGATGCAGCAAAAAACGCGGTACAAAATAATTGAATAAAAATAACTTAAATATATTATTATAAATTATAAATACAAATCAAATCATCATGAACTACTTGTCTCCTTATTTCGAAAGAGATAATAACTTTCCTTATTATAATAGCGTACATGATTCCATTTACAGTAACACGCACATGTTAGGATTCATATGTGCAATGTATCTACCAACAATTTTTACATTAAAAAACTATATGCAAAACAAACCAGCAATGCGTGGTGGTAATTACGATACATTATTCTTTTTGTGGAACATGTTTCTTTCTGTATCAAGTGGTTTGGGTGCAGTACTATTATTTCCTGTAATGTACAAGGAGTTTATAACAGATGAAAATTACGGAATTTGTACCGAAAAAAATAAAAACAATGTAATTGCGGCATACATTATTACCTTATTTGGATTTTCAAAATTTTTTGAATTTATTGATACATTTTTTGTTGTAACAAGAAAATCTCAACTAGAATTTATTCACTGGTATCATCATATTTTAACTTGTTTATATTGTTGGCATGGTTCATATATAAGCAAATCTGGAGGATATTTTGCATTAATGAATCTTTCTGTTCATGCAATTATGTATTTTTATTATGCTCTTTACGCGATAGGTAATAAAATGTTGCATCCTTATCGAAAATTAATAACAATTATTCAAATTAGTCAGATGGTTGGAGGTTGTTACATCGTTTACAATTGGTTTATGAATTGTCAAACAATTTCTTCAAAATCAGAATATGCTAATATGGTATTTGCAGCGCTAATGTATTTTAGTTATTTTGTCCTTTTCATTAAAGTGTTTTTTAGAGAAAAAATAAAGTCCAGTTAAAATAATGTATAATTTACGTAAAAAGTATAGTTATACATTATTCATTTATATAAATGACAAGTAATGATGTCGAGTCGTTTTCAAATTCAAACGGTCCAAGTGGTTTAAACACGGTTGATGATGTCACGTTGGCATATATGGTAAATACAACACAATATGAGAAATATCTTAAAAAAAATAACATGGATTACGACTCGGTCTTCAAGAGAGATATAAGATTTTATAGGAAAAGAATTATCTCATTAACCAAAGATTTATTTAAAAATCAGAATGAAACGGATAAAAATCAAAATTCTGACGTGACAATGGTAGGCGCATTCAACATGTACATGCGTGCGTGCATCTCTTATTTAAAATTTTCAGACCAAAGCGAAACCATACAAAAATGCTATGTGTGTCTAGGAATAACCGACGATAATAATGAAACAAATGAAAACATAAAAAATCAAAAATGTATATGCAAAAATAAAAATGAAAACGAACTTTTTGAATTAAATAAAGCAAACGAGCTATGTTTTAAACCAAAAGAAGTGAAAAAAATCACGCTCGATGATTACGTTATTCGAAAAAATGTGAAAAAAAGTGAACCAGTTGTATATCCACAACAATTTACATTTAATCCGAGAGACCCCGCATTTAAATGCAAGGGATTAAAACCAAAATTACAGTCAAGGTCCCAGTCAGCAGAAAAAACACGAATGGAATCGGATACTCACAATGTAAATGTAGTAAACGCAATTGATGATGATAATTTAAAAAAAGTTACCAACATTGAAGATGGAGAGAATGGAGAGAAAAAAACAAATGATTCAAATCATTCAAATGAAAAAATAAAAAATAATAAAAAGAAGAAAAAAAAGAAAAAAGTTTCTTTTGATGTAACAAATTATATCGATAATATATAATAACTATATTTAGGTTGTCTATATTTAGGTTGTTTATAAAAGATGTTTCAAAATAAAATCGGACAAAATAAAATCGGACAAAATAAAATCGGACAAAATAAAATCGGACAAAATGAAATTGGAGGAACCAAAATAAAAAAGTCAAACAATGTAAACAATGCAAATATAGATGGCGAATTTAAGAAATTATCATGCGGACCAACTCAGGAAAAAAGTTTCACCTGTTATACGACCGGCGCTTTAATGCATCTTAGAGACACCTGGAACGCGCGACATCCCGACGCCGCAATACAAAGTAACGACGTCGAAGAAATATGGCACTCGTTAAAATCGGGGTTCGGGAATGTGTGCAATAAAGAATCGTGCTGGTTGCGCCAACTGGCATCCGCATCAAAAGAAGTGAAGAATTTATTCAATTATTTTGCCCCCGAAAGTCCGAAAACGTGGAAAAAAAATCCAAACGAGTGGTTGTCCAGCGTCGATATTACAAAAGTCATGAAACAATACGAAGATAAATTTCCGTCATTCGAATTTCTTGGTCCCTCTCCAATTGATTTCGATAAAACGCCAAAAGGAGAGAACGCGTGCGTTTTTGAAGAGTTGTGCAACTTTGAACTGAAAACCTATTTGAATCCAGGTGACCCAAAACATAAAGTCGGTATTATTTTTAACACGGATCCTCATTATTTAACAGGATCGCATTGGATCTCTCTATTTATTGACATGAAAAAACAGTTTATCTTTTTCTTTGATAGCACCGGCGATGCGCCTCCAAAAGAAATTACAAAGTTTGTGAAAAAAATCATAAAACAAGGTAAAGCGCTGGGTTTACATTTCAAATACGTTGTGAATACTAAAGAGCATCAGAAACGCAACACGGAATGCGGAATGTACTCGCTCTTCATGATTATTAATTTACTGAAAGAAACGCGAACACCGGAAGATTTTTTAACAACTCTTTTTACAGATAAGGAAATGGAGAGATTTAGGGGTATATTTTTTAATCACGAAGAAGTATAAAATTGTTTTAATACAATTTAACTTTTTTTTGTATAATAATATTTAATTTATAATCTAATTTATAATATATACCACGGTAAATATGACTGAACCTAATTTGTTAAGAGGTCCACAAAAAGGTGTAGGCGGATTTTTAATTAACGACAGTGACGACGACGACTACGATTCTACCGGTTCTGATATGATGTCTCCTGCTCCTAGATCTGGATCCTCTGGTTCTGCTGCTTCTTTTATGTCTCCTGCTCCTTCTTTTATGTCTCCTGCTCCTTCTTTTATGTCTCCTGCTCCTTCTAATTCTAAATATAAAAAGTGTACACATCTGGAAGGTTCATCAGCTTACACTTGCAAAAAATGTTGGGATGAATATAATTTTGAAAGAAGAGAAAGAGGATTACCCAATGCAGAATATAGAGGTCGCTGCAAACATGGAGTAAATTATAGCACTACAGGTGCATGCTGTCAAAGAACCCCAAGACCATATGCAAAACGAGAAGCGGTTCAACAAAGCCCTCTACCACCAGTCGTTACCTCCGCCGCCTCCGCCGGTCTGAACCCCAATCCGCGATTATTTTTTTCAGAATTTCAAAGCGTGGATCCAAAGCAGAACCTGATAAACTATGATTTTGGAAACCCTTCTCCTCTCGCTCCTATTCTTCCCGGTGAAACTTTTGAGGGATTGCTTCATCATCCTGCTGAAGACCATGATGATGAGGAGGATGACATGTATGGAGGAAGTAAATCATACAGAAAATCAGCTAGGAAATTAATTAAAAAAGCTAAAAGGTCATCCAGAAAAGCTAAAAGGTCGTCCAGAAAAGCTAAAAGGTCGTCCAGAAAAGCTAAAAGGTCGTCCAGAAAAGCTAAAAGGTCGTAAAAGGGTATAAATTTTATATATTTATAAAAAAATAAATTTTTATAAATATATAAAATATACATTAACCTGAAATAAAATAAAACAAAAAATAATATTTGTAAATTTATATAGAGAACTAAATATTGGAAATAAAATAAATATTGGAAATAACTAAAATGAAAATTAGAGAGTATAGCAGAAGAAAAAATAAGTTGCGTAAAATACCGAACCGATATGTTCCTCAGTACTTGTCGAGTAAAGACAAACAAATTCAATTAAAAATGTTGAAGAAATCAAGACGAATGTATAAAAATAAAAAATATTTTACTCGAAAAAAAGTGGCATCATTTAAAAATAAAAAGTCGTCTCACATTCAAAATGCAGAACGAATATACGGCGTAAAAACGGTTGTTCCAAATCAAGAACTTGCGCGAAAAACGGGGTGTTCTTTAACCGCGCTCAATCAAATTGTAAAAAAAGGCGAGGGCGCTTATTATTCTTCGGGTTCAAGACCCAACCAAACTGCGCGCTCATGGGGACTAGCGCGTTTAGCAAGTTCTGTTACCGGCGGAAACGCCGCAATTGTCGATTTTCATATTTTAAAAGATGGATGTGATCATAAAAAAAAAGCATACATTCTCGCAAATAAAAGAATGAACTAGAATGAAATAAATTTTTGATATTTATTATAAAAAATAATTCACGCACATTGAATTATTTTTTTTTATTTTGTTTTATAATTTTATTTTATAATTTTATTCATATAGTCAATTAATTATCTTCTACCACCGCGCTGACCACCACCTCCGCCACCACGACTGGAATCACCCGACCTGGAAAATGAAGAACGTGATTGAACATCCGAAGTGGAAGAACTACGCCTCAAAACGGGAACATACGAATCGTCGCCTCCTTCATCGCGTTCGCCATGTTGTTGACGCGCCTCATTGCGCGTCTCACACATCAACTTGCCTCCGAACATTCCAGTAACATCGACTGCCTGACAAGAATGTTGACCGTTGGCGACATTGGACACATTAAACTCAACATACTCGCCCTGCACCAAAAACCGATACTGCTCCTCGGTCACCTTGATATTCGAGTGATGAACGAAAATCTCACTTCCAACCTTGAGGTCGCTTCCACATACACTTTGAACAACGCTCAGAAAACCGAATCCCGTCTTCATGTTGAACCACTTTACACACCCTGCCAACTTTTTACCACATGCTGCTGCTGTTGCCATCTTATATGATTGCTTGCTTATAACATTATTAGCGAGACATCTTTAAGTATATTTGAATATATATTATTATTACGTAAATCGATTCATAATTCATCATGAAACTTGCTTTTTATTAAATAATTATTTTATATAAAAAATACCGACAACTCGTTTCGATCGAGTGACCTCGGAGTTATGAGCCCCGCGCGCTGCCTCTGCGCCATGCCGGTTAGTACCACCCGTTGGTATCGATCCAACGCTTGCCTTTTAATGAGAAAGAGATAACCATCAAATGTTCGGACATGTGACTGTCTTGGGATTATTCGACGATAAGCCGCTCGCCGTGAGGGTGGTTTATGTGTCGCAGTGTTGCAACGAATAGCTTCTGTAAAGCTACTAAAGGATTATATACCGGCAACTCGTTTCGATCGAGTGACCTCGGGGTTATGAGCCCCGCGCGCTGCCTCTGCGCCATGCCGGTTTAAATATTGCTGCGTTTAGCGTCACTTAGCATATGACGACCAGCTTCTGTAAAGCTGGCGAATGATTAAATTCCCCCGACATGTTTCGATCATGTGTCCTCCGGCTCATAAGGCGATAACCATCTATCTGTCGGATGTTTTAACATCATGATGATGACAGACGGTGTTTTACGGCGCGCTTCCACTGCGCTACGAGGGATTGTTGTTGCTCAAGTTTTATGTCGCTTGCGCTATGACAGCCAGCTTCTTTAAAGCTGGCGAATGATTAAATTCCCCCGACATGTTTCGATCATGTGTCCTCCGGCTCATAAGGCGATAACCATCTATCTGTCGGATGTTTTAACATCATGATGATGACAGACGGTGTTTTACGGCGCGCTTCCACTGCGCTACGAGGGATTATTGTTGCTCAAGTTTTATGTCGCTTGCGCTATGACAGCCAGCTTCTGTAAAGCTGATGAAGAATTTATACACCCTAATAATTTTGATATTATGAAATCTAGTTTGTTTGAACTGAAAATTCACATTGGTTGTCGCAGGATTCGAACATGTAACTCTTTGTTTGCATATTTGTTCGGAATCACATATTACCACTCGGCCATGCGCCGCTTTGTAATTACTGCTTGAAATGAAAGTATCATAATCCATATATAAAGACATCACCGAAATTTATTACAAAAAAATGTGAATATACATTATTATTTTGTTTTTTTCTTTTTCTTTATTTTTTATTTATTAAATCATTTTCTCTCTAATCTCTCTACATTTTGAATTCATAAACTATTATAAATATAGATGTTGAGACATTCCAACATTGCATTATTATTATTTGATTTTAGGAAAAAGTTTTAGAGAGATTGGAGAGAAAATGATTAAATGATTCATTCATTCATTCGAAATATAAAAAGAAAATATATTTTAATTATAATTATAATATAATAAGTATTTGAACGACTTTTATAAAAAGAAATGATTTCGTCGTTATTAGGAGGGACAACGAGTATTGAAGCATTATTTTCACCGAATTTAGAATCATTTTCATTGTTTTCGTCAACAACGGATGCATCCGGAAACCCTACACCGGTAACAGACGCTTCTGGAAATCCAATAACGCCAGCAACGCCAACGGCGCCAACAACGCCAACGCTAGATTCTTCTAATGATTCGACAAATGATTCTACTTCTGATAATTCTGACAATTCCAATATGAATCCATCGATTGCGCCATATGTTGATTTTTTTAAGAGTTTATTCTTTTTGTTTATTCAAATTTGCATCATAATATATCTGGGTTCGTCATTTTTAACATTGGTTTACATGTCAACTTCAAAGAAATTATTAAATGCTTTTATGCCATCGGATGTGAATGCGTATCCATATTGCACTCCGTCTGATCCGAGTTTAGGATGTCAAGGCGCGCAACATGTTGAAATTGATGACGACTCACTATATTCTTTCGGCTTTCCTTATAATTTTTATTGCGAACCTGGAGATGACGAGGGAAACACGTGCTCTAAAACATGTAGCGAGATAAAAAAGGAAGTAAGGTCGAGTTCATTGTTGGGATACAAGCCGTTTTCATTTTGGCTTGCCATGTCTTCTAAAAATACGTATGCCGTATTTAGAGCAATTATTAAAACGGTATGTAAAAAACTGAACTCGGTTGTTATCCAAGACCAGAGTGATAGTTATAACATTGTAGAAAATATTGTAATGTTTATAGGAATTATCTTTATGTTTATTTTTGGATTATTTTCAGGTTTTATAGGATTTTTTTTAACATATATGTTTCAAATGTATAATTCCGGATTTATATTATTTGGTCTCGCGTGGACGTTTGGACTTTGTTTTTTATCATGGATACCACCCCTTTTGAACTTTTTTGGATTTATTCTTCAATCTATTATTATGTTTTTATGGGTTCCGTTTGTGCAAATAAACGCAAACACACAATCCAAGTTGGTATTTGAAATATTTAAAAGGAAAAAATATATAATCATGTTACTATTTAGTTTAGGAATGATAATGAATGCATTTACATATTTAAGTGATAACGAACCCTATTATGTAGTGTTTGCCGTTGCATTATTTTTGTTTAATATGTATGTATACGTGTAATAATACATCGACTATGTAAATGAATATAATTAATAATTTAATAGTAAAATAAATCTAAAGGTAAAATCACATATATGATTAATACATGCGATTATTATGAATAGTACTAGTATTATGCCGAAATCCGAATTACCATTTGTTAGTATATGTACACCAACATTTAACCGAAGACCATTCATTCGTAATTTAATAAAATGTGTTGACAATCAAACGTATCCCAAAGAGAGAATGGAATGGATTATTATTGACGACGGAACCGACGCAATCGAAGACATGGTTTCTCATCATCCGCTCGTTTCGTATTTCAAATTTGATAAAAAAATGTCTCTCGGACGAAAACGAAACATAATGCATAAAAAAACGCGCGGTTCCATCATTGTGTATATGGATGATGACGATTATTATCCGCCCGAACGGGTATCGCATGCTGTAGAAGTATTGACCAATAATCCGTCCGCATTGTGTGCCGGTGCCAGCGAAATGTATATTTATTTCAAAGATTCAAATCAAATGGTGCAATTTGGCCCCTATGGGCCGAATCATGCCACAGCAGGCACATTTGCGTTTCGAAAAGAGATGTTAAACGGCCACCAATACAATAACGATGCATGTCTAGCAGAAGAACGAGAATTTTTAAAGGGATACACTGTTCCATTTGTTCAGCTGAATTCGATGAAGACAATTTTAGTATTTTCTCATCGTCATAATACATTTGACAAGCGGACATTGTTGCAGGACCCGTTTAGTAATGTTATGCGTCTCTCTGAAAAGACGGTTCAAGATTTCATTAAAGATGAGAGCGTCGTTGATTTTTTTATGAATATTGATGCAACGCTTGTCACATATTCTCCTGGCGAACCCGACATGAAACCGGATGTTATGAAGGAAACTAAAAGTTTAATAAAAAAAAAAGAAGAAATGAAACGAAACGTGATGGAAAAACAAGACGAAAAGAAAAAACGGTATGACAAAATTGTAAAAACAAATCCTGAAATTTTTCAAAGGATAGAGTTTCAACAAAAAATGATTTTTGATTTACAAGATGACAATTATAAACTAAAAGAACAAGTTGGGAAATTAAAAGAACTTTATGGCAAAGTACTTCGAGAGAATGCTGAATTAAAAAAATAATGAAATAATTCATAAATTAATATTCAGTATTGCATGCATCAGTATAACCAACTTGTTTTCTTTCTTACTCGTTACTCAAAAATTCAAAAACTTGCAATGTATTCAATAAGTTTACAAGTACCAAGAAGATAAAGTCAAAATGGATGGATTGAAATTCCTTTTGAAGAGTCAAATATACAAATAATATGAGAAATATAATCACTAGCGAATATTTATTCACTCTATTTTTTGTTTTGACCAACGACGACTCCTCTTCTTCGCATTCCTCTTCTTCTTCTTCTTCGTCTTCGCATTCCTCTTCTTCTTCGTCTTCGCATTCTTCTTCTTCGTCTTCGCATTCCTCTTCTTGTGACCGCGAATCTGAATGTGTTTCCGCTGTTTCGGATTCACCTGCTGAACAACTTGTTTCTCTCTCACTTTCATATTTTTCTTTCATCAATTTATTATAAAGTGAAAACATTACGTATGCACCTTTTTTTGAAGACCAATATCCAACTTCATCGTGCGTATCAATGTCGTAAAGATAGGGAACATTTCCTTTTGATTTGACATAATATGGCTGGCCGTTGATTTCCATTCGCAATGTGTCAATTTCATGTTGTCCGGGCATAATTCAAGCGTTATAAAATTGGTGATGGGGTTTGGTAGTACTGCATATAACATTGAAGATGATAGATTTCAATTTTTATTATAATAACTGCTTGCATATATTCATAATAAAAAAATAAAATATAAATATAATAATAATAATACATTTATATTTTAATATTTTAAAAATGGTTTTCTTATTTTTACTAGATGTAGTATCCAGTATTTTTTGTAAATGTGTATTTAAAATAGGGTCATGGGTTGTATATCAATCCTACAATGGAGTGTATTATTTATATAACGGTAGTGGTAGTAAAACAATCAATAATGAAACATCGAATTTAGAAAATAAAAAAAGTGAAGCCGATTTATCACCATATGTTATTATAACAGAAGAAGAATATGATATTTTAAAAAATGAAAAAAATGTCAAAATACATAAACGAAATGTTTCGTCATTGACGAAAAAAATGGTGGCAAGTAACCAACAATGGAAGTGCGGCGGAACGTGCAATCAAACTCTCGATTATACTTACGAAATCGACCATCACATTCCTCTATTTAAAGGAGGAAGTAATGAAATAAGTAATTTAATAGCATTATGTAGGAACTGTCACGGAAAAAAAACATTACTCGAAAATAATAATATTTAGTAATAATAATTAAATAAAGGCAATTTATTATTATTATAAAATAAAAACATTTACAAAATAAAAACATTTACAAACTAATATGCAAAATATTAATAGTAAAAAATTAATTGAATGGGTAGAACATTGGGAAAAAATATTACAACCAGAACGGATTTATTGGTGTAATGGTTCTCAAGAAGAGTATAATGCGTTGTGTCAACAATTGATTGTTTCCGGTACTTTTAAAAAATTGAACGAACAGTTGAGGCCAAACTCGTATGTTGCAAACAGCGATCCAAAAGATGTTGCGCGCGTCGAAGATTCTACATTTATTTGTTCAAAAAATTGCATTGATGCAGGTCCTACAAATAATTGGCATCAACCCGAAGCCATGCGTAAAAAATTAAATTCATTGTATGATGGCGCAATGAAAGGGCGGACAATGTACATTATTCCATTCAGTATGTGCCCTTTAAATTCAAACATGTCTCACATTGGAATGCAAATTACAGATTCGGCATATGTAGTCGTAAATATGAAAATTATGACACGAATGGGAAAACTCGTTTTAGATGCAATTGAAAATGAAGACAAAGAATGGATTCCTTGCATTCACTCTGTTGGCGCGCCGTTATTAGACAACGCGCCGGATGTCCCGTGGCCTTGCAATAATGAAAATAAATACATTGTTCATTTTCCAGAAACTCGTGAAATTTGGTCTTTTGGATCGGGATATGGTGGTAATGCTTTATTAGGAAAAAAGTGTTTCGCACTACGAATAGCTTCAGTTTTAGGGCGCGATAATGGCTGGTTGGCAGAACACATGTTGATTTTAAAATTAACAAATCCAGAGGGGCATGTTAAATATATTGCTGCAGCATTTCCTTCAGCATGTGGTAAAACAAATTTGGCAATGATGGTTCCATCTATTCCGGATTGGAAAGTAGAAACCATTGGAGACGACATATGTTGGATGAAATTTGGTGCAGACGGTAAGATGTATGCAATTAATCCAGAAAGCGGTTTTTTTGGAGTAGCCACCGGCACTGGATGGAATACAAATGCAAACGCCATGCACACTTTACATGCCAACTGCATATTTACAAATACCGCAACTACGGCCGAAGGAGACGTTTGGTGGGAGGGAATTGCAGATGCTGCACCAGATGTGATAACCGATTGGCAAAATCAAATTTGGAGTCCGAGTCACGATGCAAATCAAAAACCGTCGCCGGCTGCTCATCCCAATTCACGTTTCACTGCTCCCGCAAGTCAATGTCCGTGCATTGCGCCAGAGTGGGAAGATCCAAACGGTGTGCCCATTTCGGCAATTATTTTTGGAGGGCGTCGTAGTACCACAATGCCACTAGTTGCCGAGGCATTCGACTGGGAACATGGTGTATTTTTGGGGTCGGTTATGGCAAGCGAGACAACTGCAGCTGCAGGCGGCGCAATAGGTAAACTACGTTTTGATCCAATGGCAATGTTGCCGTTTTGTGGCTACAATATGGCCGATTATTTTCATCATTGGTTAAAAATGGGGCAAAAAATAAATCAAAATAATTTACCAAAAATATTTATTGTAAATTGGTTTAGGCGCAATGAACATGGACAATTTATTTGGCCAGGATTTAGTGAAAATTCACGAGTATTAAAATGGATATCTGATCGTGTTGACGGTAAATTGTCGGCAAATGAAACGCCGATTGGGCGTTTACCTCGAATGGATGACCTTGATATTGCATCATTAACTATATCAAAACACGACCTTGAAGTTATTTTAAACGTGGATGTTAATTGCTGGATAGAATACATTTTACAAATTAAAGAGTTTTATAGCAAGTTCCAAGATCGCCTTCCCGTTACACTTCAAAAAATATTAAATCAATTAGAAGAAAAAATAAATAATGTAAATAATGTAAATAATGTAAATAATGTAAATAATGTAAATAATGTAAATAAATATAAATAAAAATATAATTATAAAATTATAATAATAATTATATAATAATTAAATATAATAATAAAAAATGGTTTACATTAAAGGACGCAGTTTATGCAGAGGAAAGTGTCCTCTTCCCGTTTTTCAATATAATATTGACGACGCCAACACGAGTTTGGTGCCGAGATATGTAAGAAATACAATTATTATCAACACGTCGCGATTTCAGGGCGGGGGGCGAATGCAATTTGCGAATCAAAAGTTGAATGCTTTTGGAAAATGGGCGGGTTGTCCAGGTGGTTCAGGACCCGGATACTCCTCCACTAATCATTATGTGCCCTATCAAAATTGTAGCGTCGGCCCGGCAATCGGAGGTCCTCAAGCGACATGTTTTTCGCGTTGTTGATTGAACCTACTTACAAAATACTCCTCGGCCGGATGCAAAAGTGCACCAGCCCCGCTTTTACTATGAATCTCCCGAACCACATCATTCAAAATGCTATAATTATTCTGATTTAGCATTTCGCAAATATACGCGTCGATTTCATTCCTGGTTGGATTATCGTTTGATAGAATTAGTTGCACCATTTTAATTTTTATAACAAAATGTAATTCAATCTAATGTTTTATATTAAAATGTGTTTAATGTGTTTAATATATTTTACATAATTTAATATAAAAATTAATTCACGTAAAATATTATTTTCTTATGATACTTTATAAACAAATATTTAGAAGTTTTATAGCTATTAAAAATGGTAAAGAAAGGGGCTGACGGAATGTACCACCTTGCCGGACACACATATTCTGTGATTCGAGGAGCTAGGTCTCAGGTTATGCACGGCACCGCATACAAAACTGTAGGCGGTTTGACCAAGAAACATCTCATGTACAACAAATACGGAAGAATCGTTTCCAGGCGCAAACACGCCACCGCCAAACGTGAAAATCGTCTCAAAAAAGCCGGTTGGGTTCCAATTGGTAAAGGTAAATTCGGTTCCGTTTTTATTGGCGACAAAAGCAAAAAGACGCGTACCAAGAAATCTCATCGCCGCAAGTCACACAAAAAACATTAATTTTTTAGATGACTATAATTAAAAGGCATAATAATTAAGAGGAATCGTAATTCAAATTTAAATAATTTTTTATTAAATATTATTTAAATTAAAATATATTTTATGTGGTATTATGTATAAAATATAAAATATAAAATGGGATATACGAGAGACGAAAAAACCGGTTTATACAACATTAAAGGAAACACGTACCAAAAAATTCGCGGATCTAGAACGCAAGTCGTGAATGGAACTGCGTATATGACGACTGGCGAACTTACAAAAAATCAACTGGTTTACAGTAAAGAGGGATACATTGTCAGCAAAAAAAAACACATTACCGCAAAAAAAGAAATGCGGCTTGAAAAATATGGTTACTTTACCAAAAAAGGCAAATTCGGTTCAACGAAGAAAAGAAAATCGAAGGGACGGCGTTCACATTCTGAAAAATGAAAGTGAATTGTAACGAAAATAAAATAAATATATAAATATAATAGATTGTAAAATGGAAGCACAACCCGACAATTCGTATGGAGAAAGTTTGAGAGCTCATATACCTAGATTGGAAATCAAAAACCTAGATGTAAAAAATATTGTGTCACCCAGTTGTTTTTCGCTTATTGAACCGCTTACTCTATCGGCTCCGCAGTCAGAAGAACCTGACAGGGGTGATGTATTAAAACATATGATCCAAACTAACCCTCAAGTTGGATTGATCGTTGAAGCGAATGAAGCTATTGTATTAATGATAAATTCTTTTGTAGATTTTTTTATTCAGTATTACCAGTATTACCATGCATACAACGTAGAACTGAATCCATTAATATTAAGATTAAAAGAAATAATTTTTTATTCAACAAATCAAAGTGCACTGGCGAACGATTACAATGAAATCATTGGAATTATAAAAAGTAAATTGGATTTGTCCCGGTGGCCCGAGTGGGGGGAAGAACATACATTATATTTTTTTCCAAAAAATACTGGTCGTGAATTTTTATACAATCCAGAATACATTGAATCTTCAAAAAAGAAATTGGAAGATATAACCCAGTGTTTTTTACCACATGCGACGCAAGGATTTCACAGGTTGCGTCTACAAGAAGAGGTGGATGCGATCAAAGTATATTTGGATGATAAACTTTTTAGAATTTCCACAATTTCGAAATTTCAAAAATTTGAAATTTTTTCCTTGCTTTTTTTATCGTATCACGTCCTTTCAACCTCTGGATTTTTTTTTACGATAGAAATTAAAGATTTAGATGAAATTCTTCTCCAAGAAATCGAACGCACGCCCTCAAATAGTTTTATTTTACAATTTTTACCACATGACCCTATAATTATAAATATTATCAAATCAAACCTCTTACAATTTTTTATGATGAAATCAGAAATATATATGCCAGCGCTAAGAGAATTACAATTAAAAGCAAGAACAACAATGCCAGCGCTAGAAAGAGTACTACGAGGAGCAGCAGACGAAGGCGGTTCAAAACGTGTTAATAATAAATCTCGAAAAAATAAATACAAACATAAATACAATCATAAATATAAAAAAAGTCGAAAAAATAAACGCCATCGCCGCAAAAGAACGCAATCAAATCAAAATAAGATGTTTTAGGAAAATGGATAACTTAATCAACACATAATTATTCCGAGTCCAAAACAAATTGATTTAGAACAAAGTTGATACCATAATACGTGCACGAAAATAAAACGCTTACAAAAAGCAGTCCAGAGAGATTGTGATTGCCGTCCTTGTTAAAAATGCTGGGCAAATATAAAAGCAAGTATTTACGCATCGCCGGCAGCTGGAATGTGAAATAAAGAATCGCCAGAAGAATCGGCACTTGCAGCGTGTCATAAATGACGTCGAGTGATTCTGATTGGTTTGCCGTTCGCACACGATGGTCCATAAAAGAACGAGTGTTTTCGTGGTGGTCGCGTATATAATCGACCGGGTCTCTTGGAATGTAATTTGGAACGGTTTGTTCATCTGAAACGACGGATTCGGTATTTCGGGGAACATCGCGAATGGGCAAAGCCGTCAACCCAGAAGACGTGGCGCGCTGCAATCCCGACACAAACTCATTTACATTCATATTTGATGCGACGGTTGTTTGAGGAGGAGGGCCTTGTTGCTGTTGTTGTAACGGCATTTGTGCCCCCGAAACATTTGGATTGTATGTTTGAATGGGAATTTCTGGTTTCTGATTCTGAACAAGTCCGGAACCCTGTGTTGCACTAGCCGGAACTCCGGGCAAATCATCAATACTTGTTGTGTCGGTCATAATTCCTTAATTCTTTCTTATAAGTGTGTTTTATGAATAATTTTTTTATGAATGTATAATTTTCTTCTAAATATATGGAATAAAATTATACTATACCATATTACGCAATCCATTACTTAATTCTACCGTTTTTTTATTTTGGTCGCACTTTTGGGTCGAAACGTTATACTTGTAACATTCGTTTCCATATTTGTAAATTTGACCATTTGTCACATCTTTAATCGGCGGTGATTCAAAGTGAAGACAGTTTCCATCCTTGCACGCCTTTCTAAACAATGCGGCTAGTCCAAGTCCGAGAATAATCGATATAATGTATTTGCTGTTCGATTTGTGCATCCATTCTTGTATGTTGATCATTGTTAAAATTGTTTAGTTAATATTATTATTAATAGTTATTATTAGTTATTATTAATAATATTATATGCTATTTTTTATTTTTAATTATTTTTTAGTTTACTATGTTTAATTCAAGTATTTTTCAAATAATTCTTTTGTATTCATCATTGATTTATCAACATCTTTAACACTCCCTAAACTCACATTCAACTCTGTAATATCTACATTTACCACATTTTTTGTATATAAATAATTTAATATTTGCTTACCCTTTTCTAAATTTATTCCACCACTATCAACTGTTCCGGTTGATGGTATATATTTTGGATCGATGCAGTCCACATCAAACGAGATATGAAATGGCGAATTTCCAATAAACTGTTCGATTTTTGCAAGTGCCGACGGTAAATCGTTATTTATTTCTGATGGCGTAATTGTTTTAATATTGTATTTATAAATAATGTCAACTTCAAATGGGTCCAAACAACGCGTTCCAACAAATAATAAGTTTTCAAGCTTGAGTTTGTTTTTTATAAAAGGGAAATCTCCATTTACATCTTTGTCTATTCCAGTTATAAAACTTAAAGGCATTGCATGATAATTTTTAGCGAGCGCGCTATCATACGTATTTATATCTCCATGCGCGTCAAAATATATTACTTTTGCATTTGGATGTTGGTTTAGCGTGTCTGACATTGTTGCAATTGCCATAGAATGATCTCCGCCTATGTTTATTTTTGGACTTTTTATTACCTTATTTGCATTATACAGGTTAATAATATTTTTATATAAATCACTTGTCATTTTAATTTTTACGAAGGAATGATCTTTATGATTTATCATTTTCGAAAATTTGCTTGGCGTTTTATCTACACCCGGTTTATTTTGTCCTAAACTTTCTGGGTAAAGAACTATTTTTTTGAATTTATATTTGATGTATTTAAAATCTTTACCTTTTGAAAAAAATAACCTTCTTGTTTTAAAATTATTTTTATTTTTATTATACGCGTAATCTTTTTTATTATTTTTTTTTACTGTGTGACACTTATACATTATATTACAATTCGCTTTTCCATATTTTGCAATTTGACGATTATAAGAAGCAACGCTACAATTTTTTTGTTTTTTAATTTTCATCTTTTATAAAAAAATAAATATTATATTATATATAAGTTATAATAATATAATATAATATAAGGTTCTAAGAAGTTACTAATACTAATAAATAAAAAATACTGTTATGAAATATCTCTCTATAAAAGTATTCATCCTAAGTTTTCTTGTAGGCATGTTGTTCATTCACTTATCTTCCCCGTCTCAGCGTTCAGTTGTCGTGTATCCCACAGTTGATAACCAAGACATGTTTCAATACAAGGATATGGCCGACAATTGTTTTAGTTTTAACCCTAATGTCGTAAAGTGTCCGTATTTAGATAATAATGTTAGCGTGATTCCGCCTCAAGTTTAGGGAATGCGTTATATTATAAACTGCATATGCGTTTATTCTGTCGATAATTACTAACCGTGTTGGTCTGACTGCAAATCGGCGGCTGGTACTTATTTTTAAGGAAAAAAGGCGTATCGCTGCTTCCCGTAAACCTGCACGCGCTTGCCGCCTCGTTTCCAAATGCAGTTCTTAAAGAATTGGCATTTGTAGTTATGGCGTTCAGCTTTAATTTCTCGATTCGCGTGCTGCTATCCACCGCACCTTGAATAGAGTACTGGCGATTATTCGGTTTAAAAATAACAGTTGATGCACCGCCAGTGTTATTACACGCATACGGATTTACGCGCGGTTGATACGTGTCGCTCGTTCGGTACACTTGAGGACCGGTTGTGCTGCTGGTTGGCCATAAAAGCTCTTGATCGGCGCCAGTATACTGGATATTTGCCGCGCGATTAATGGATGCATTTTGCTGGTACGTTTTACAGCGGGATTTTAGGTACCCCGTCGTGTCGGAATAATACGCTCGACTTAACAGCGTTGATGCGCTTCGAATCACATTGTTTTGCGGGTTGCAGCAAATGCGCTTGGTCTCGTAAATACCGGTATTGATTTCGTACGCGTCGTCTCCTCGTCCAATGCTCACGGTTCCATTATTTTCGATAACAGTGCCCGATGCTTTTTTATTGTCACCGAATTGCTCGCTAATCGTATACGAATTTCCGCCGGGTTCAACGCACTTGCAGTCGGAATTAGAACCCAGATACGAAACTGCGCCCGGACGGTCTATGAGAAGTCCAACCGTCGCGGTTCGCCGACCGGATGATGATGACGCAACATACGCTTCCCGGTTTGTAACTGCGCCTGTTACGGTATTCGTTGCATTCGCGACCGTGGTGGGAATGTGCTGGCGTCTCCAGTGTTTTATAGGGCGCGCTTTAAATTCTGGACCTTCAAAATCGCGCTGGTTTATATTTGGTGGGATGCCGTTTGTATTGGGGCGATGCAGTCCGGGAACCGAACTGTTTGCCGTATCAACCTTGGTAGCATAATGAGGCACTTTTGTTGTGGTAAGTGAATTGGATGTCCTAAAGTTTAAGGGAGCATTCTGTCTCGGAGTATTTACAACCATTTATTATTATTTTCGATATTATCTTATCTATTATATATATTTTATATTTTATAATTTTATAATTATAAAATAAGTTATTTTATAATTATAAAATATTTTACATATAACAAGTAATTTTAAAAATGCGTTCATTCATGTCAATACATGCGCTTTCGTCTACTATAACGACGTTTTGAAAATCCAAGTTTTTTATTTGATTTTTTTTGTTTTTTTCGTTTACTTTTATTTTGTCCTTTTTTCCTACCACCAATCTGTATTGTAAAATTCTTTATTTCTGACGTTAACTCATCTCGGGATGTTGGAAGTGTTTGGTTTTGCGACATTAGAAAAACATTACACTCTTCACTATTTTGCGGTATCCATGTACCGCTGATATGCGCAACATTAAACTGAACATATTGATCACTCACAATATTCGGCGGTTGTGTAACTTGCCATTCTTGAAATTGATTAGTTGTTATACTTCGTATTCGTATGACGTCGGTAGATTGAAGAATAAGTTCCGTATCAGAACGAAGTTTATCAAACGTTGAAATAAATAACTGTGTTGATGCTGTTAGATTAACATTATTCCAAACAATGCGTCCTCCAGGTATAGGAGGATTCTGTGTCGTAGTATTTGCAATATAATTAGTAATATATCCGGGCCTTTGACCAAATGCTCCGCCGATTGAAAAAAATAAAAAACCACGTGTAAAATATGTTTTTTGCATCGTATTTTCAAGTTGTTGAACACAAGCTTGTTCAATATTTGGTGGGACAGCTGGTAAAATTGATTGATAAATTCCCTGTAACGTTGGACCCGGAGATAAAACATTACCAGCAGCATCTCCTATCGGATCTCTCAACCAACCCATCATTGACAACATATGATATGTTAAACTCGCAACATACAACTTTACTATTCTTAAATCTACATCACCTTGAATAATATTTTCGCCACCGTCTTCTCTGGCATTTGGCAAATAGTCAACATTAAACACGGGTGTGGGTGTGAGAACGCCTCTGACATCAATATCAATATTTACTGGCGCGGCCCACGTCATGTATTGAAGAAATAAATCATAGTATCGTGGAATTGAAGACAAATAAAATATCCCTTTTTTTAATTTAACAACTTTAGCAGGAGCTACAAGTATTCCTAAAGATTCTCGTAAAAACACATTCACAAACCTATTTATAAAAGGTACTAAAAACCGTTGTAATGGAGGATTTATGCCACAATCTACATTTTGACCTGTAAAATTTACACCACAAACAATATCATCTATAGGAAGAATGGCGGCCATGGCAATAATATAATTTCGGTTTTAATTATATTATTATAAAATATAAAAAATATAAAATATAAAATAATTGACTCTAGTTACTGATTCGAAACATAGCTTGGAATTATATCAATGTCCAAAACATTCATCGATTTTTTCACGCTTTTTTGTGGGATTTCATACTGTGTAAAAACGGCATGTTTCAAAAGTTGCTGTGACGGAACTTTATTATGAACCGTTCTTGCAATCATCTTGTACAATTTAAAATCCGGATACCGGTCAATTCCGCTTTGTTTGTACAAAATATTGCGCCCGTTATCATCCGTAATCCAGTCAACAACAAGTGCAGTCAGTCGACTCTTTTTGCACTCGGCCTCAACATCATCAACGTCGTCAATGAAAAAATCAAAAAGAGAACAACCCAATCTGCATAAATCGAAACTATAATTTGGTTCAACAATTGGTTTCTTTTCATTATAGTAGGGTTCGCAATTGTATTGAGTTGCGGCATCTCCGCTCTTGTGAAAGCTATCGCTGCATATTAGCTTTGAATTGAACTTGTAAATGGCGCGGCCAAAATCAATAATTTTAAATATTCTACCAAACGTCGGAACCTTGTAGAACTTCTTATTGAATGAATAATAGATGAATTTTTTATCCGTGTCGTTGAACATTACATTATTGGTATGCAAATCATTGTGCGTAAATGCAAACGCTTTTTGATAAGTTGCCAGTGTCATTACAATCTGCATGAGCGCGGCCTCCCATTCTTCATCAGAGAGCGCATCTTCCACCATCAAGTCGTCGAGTGTTTGCTTGCAGCGCTCAAGCGCAATCACTTCAACTGGAAAATTATAAATGGCGGCATTCAGTATTTCTTCTTCTTCTTCGCCTTCTTCTTGTTCGCGTTCGCTATTATAGTCACTATGTTCGCTACCATCTTGGCTGCCATCTTGACTACCGTCGTCGCTCATATTATAAAGAGATTCATTGGTTGTATGTGACGAGCGCGAAGAACATGAAGACGACGACGACGATGATGCATCATCTGCATCACGGCATACAATATTTAACTTTTTATTTTCATTTTCGCATTTTTCGTTTTCGCCTTTTTGTTCTTTATCACATTCAATATTAAAAATATCGGAATTGGATACATCAACAAGCGCAAGTTCGTTTTGCCCAGAATTGTCACCTTGACCCAATTCTTGCGGTTCTTGATGCAACTCTTCAGCCACAATCTCAACAGTATTTAGAATTTTTATTTTAGAATTTATACTTTTTGTCTGTTTTCTATTTTTCTCTCTTCTCTCTTGATTCCATTCTAAAAACTTTTCGCATTCTGACTCATCGTAATAGAAGAGCAGACCATTCTTGTCCTTGAAAAACTCATTCTTCATCAAATACTCTTGATCGTCAAATATATTCACTATGAAATCTTTTTGAATCGCCAAATACGAGCCATAAAAATCAATGCCGTGTATAAAATCATGAGTATGAAGCAACTGACTAGATAAATAAGAAAAAAATCCGTCCACATACGCGGAGTTATTTGGGTCCAATACTTTAGAATGACAATAATGGTTTTCTTTTTCTTTATCTTTATCTTTCTCGGGACTTTTATTAATACTGGAATTAGAAATCGTGACAGAATGTAATTCTGGAAGATGGAGCAGCGCTTCATTTCGCGTGTCATAACTACCTGCTAAATATTTTATAGGATCCAAAAGTGGAGAGAATTTAAAAAAAACAGGAACATTCACGACAGCATCATCATCAGCCCTTTTTTTAACACTTGCAGTTGCAATATTTTTAAAATGGCGGTCTTGTCCTTCTTCTTTAGATTCAGAGTAAACAACCGACTGTACACTAAATGACTGATTCAAATTAATGGAGTTATAGTTTGTGTCATTCAGTGAAAAAAAAGTGGAATACAATGGAATAAAATTCTGACAATGAGAAAGTCCCATGCGCGTTTCTTCTAAATTTTTAAGAAGATTTTCGTTTCTTGGCTTTTGATAATATAGCTCGAATGCATTTTCGTTTACTTTTTTACTGGACATATTCTAGAGAGATTGAGATAAAATGTTGAATTAAAATTAAATTATAAAATTAAATTAATACTGTCTATACATAGAAAAATACAAGTATTTAAACTTATTTTTCACAAGAATATTTTTCATAGTTGCTCTTATATTATTTATTATACATATTAAAAAAATGTCGCCTTGTATCGATCTTTATCATCCATTTTTGTTCTTTCGCTCAGAAAATTAAAATACTTTTTAGCTAAATGATACTCCTTCGGCTTTTTATTTTGCAACACTTCTAATCGGACCTTCATAATCATTCCCACCTGCCATATGCGCTTGTGTGTATATTTTTTATCCTTGTAAAGTCGCTCTAATTTGCGAATCGTCGTCTTTACATCGTCAACCGTTTTATATTTTATGTGTATCGTATCCCTCGGATTTTTATCAATGTAAACATCAAATGATTTTTTTAGGATATCCGGATGATACAAGAATTTCCTTGTTTTACAATTTTTACCATTTTTATATTTTTTTGTTGACATCGTTTATCTTATTTTATCTTATTTTATCTTATTTATGTATTTATTGTATTAAAAAAATGAGTTTAAATTAACCAAATATATTGTTTGATTATATCATATTCATATTTTATATTTATTCGAATTTACATTATTCTCTCTTCTCTCTACATTATAAATCCAAATGAATTTAGAATTAGGAAAATTCGATATGCGCTCCATCAGCTTTAGACCCGACGAAAATAAAGGTCCCGTCATCGTCCTCATCGGTCGGCGTGATACCGGTAAAAGTTTCCTTGTAAAAGACCTCATGTATTACCACCAAGACATCCCCATCGGAACCGTCATTTCAGGCACAGAAGCAGGAAACGGATTCTTCGGAGAACACGTGCCAAAACTATTCATCCATGACGCATACAATACCGCCATAATTGAAAATATCCTGAAACGACAAAAAGCAGTCCTGAAACAAGTCAAGAAGGAAATGGAATCATACAAACGGAGCACCATAGACCCCCGAACCTTTGTCGTCCTCGACGATTGCTTGTTCGATAATAAATGGACCCGCGACACTATGATGCGCCTCCTCTTTATGAACGGCCGTCATTGGAAGATTATGCTGGTCATCACAATGCAATATCCTTTAGGTATCCCTCCAAATTTGAGAACCAATATTGACTACGTATTTATCCTGCGAGAGCCGTATATTGGCAATCGAAAACGCATCTATGAAAATTACGCGGGTATGTTTCCGACTTTTGAGTCATTCTGTCAAGTTATGGATCAATGCACTGAAAATTTCGAGTGTTTGGTGATAAACAACAACGCCAAGTCGAATAAGCTACAGGACCAAATTTTCTGGTACAAGGCACAACAGCACGGGCCGTTTAAACTTGGTAGTAAAGAATTCTGGGAGATGAGCAAGGATTTAAATTCTGATGATGAAGAGGAGTCATATGACCCGAAAAACATCAACAAAAAGGGTTCAGGACCTAAAATTAACGTGCGAAAAAATAAATGGTAGCATAATATTTATGTTGCTTTTGATTTTAAAAGCAAAAGCAGATTTTGCTCATCCTAGCGGAAGAGCAAACTGCATAAGTATCCCTAAATAAATAAGTGACATTTAAAAGGTAAAATAAAAATCCGCGTTGTACGTGCATCATTTCCCTGTTTATTCCATTTAATTTCCTATAATATATATCAATTTCAGAGAATGTATGTGCTGCAAAAATGAGCAGATACATTCGAGAAAAAAAACAAATTGGCGATTACCATTTCATTACAGTAATCCACAACGCCAACAGTGCCACAACAACAAGTGCGCTTTCAAACCCCTAGTACGTCGTCCACATAATTTTTTGCTTGAACCTTTGTGTAAGGGTTGGAATGCGTGGTTCTTTTTGCGATAATATCTTTGATTGAATTTTTGATGCAGTGGTGTTTGTGTTGCATGTCGAAAAGGACTTTTTCTTCATTTTTTATGAACCGCAATTCATTTGAAACCTTGGAGTCCAAATTGCAAAGGTTGTAAAATAATTCGGATGATGCGCAGTGGTATCCACGCATCTGCATCTGTGCCAACCTCATTTGGAATGGAATCAATTGACTGCGCATGTCTTTACATTTTCGTATTTGGTTTGTGATTTCCGCCTTGGATTGCAACTGGGCTTTCATTCGCGCTTCATGTTCGGAACGTCGTTTGAGTAGCAGCTCGCGCTCGCGATCATGCATTTCTTTTTTGTTTTTTTTCTCCTCACCTGATGAAGACGACGACGACGACGACGACGACGACGACGACGAGTTTTTTTCTTGTTTCAATAATGAACGCTCGAGACGCGTTAATGTCTGAAACCACTTGGATGCCTCCTTTTTGTTCATTCTCTTTCTTCCCGACTTACCTACTCCCGATTTGGACTTGGACTTGGTTTTATTGTCCGTCATAAATTCCATCTTTGAATCGATTTATTGCTGCTCTTGCTGAAACACTGAATACTTAAAAAGTAATTCAAAACTTTTCAATTTATATTTTCGTAAATATAAATTGAATGTTAATCTAACCAAAACTTCATGTCAAAATATTAAAAATATTAATATTCCGGGACGTGTCGTTTAAACAAACAACCGTGTGAAGTGATTCCGTGGACTTCGCGAATAACTGCCGCGTCTTGAAACGAGCAATTTGCGAGCCACACTTTAATAATGCAAAAATTCTTTTTTGGAGAAATCGTGATTCCATTGATGTGCGGCAACAACTTCTTATTATCGGACATTGTCTCTCCAACCAGCGAATACGATAGCTGTTTCCACGCATCGGGCACATCCTTATTTGGAATCTTGTATGAAAAACAACCGCCGTTTCTATTTCGTTCATCTTCCCAAATTGGATTGATACCCTTTCGCATCAAAAACAACATGCAGTTGGTAACCAAAACGGGCGGCAGCGTTTCCGATATTGTGATGGCCTGTTCTACGGTATTAAATTCATAAATTTTCATATAGCTTTTTAAACTCCAATCGGTATCGTGCGGCAAATGCGCCCAAAGAATCCAGACATCCGACAAGTCGTGCAATACGGAATTAGTTGAAACAACAACATCTTTTGAATCAAGATTGGAATTGGAACCCGGAATAGAATCGGAACCTTTTTTGAAAATATTTGTATTATTATTTTCAGAATGGTTTGATTTGATAGTGGTCATATTTTTATTATTGGCGGTGGTGGTAGTATTATTTTGTGTACGGCTTTTAGTTCCTCTCTCTCTCGTCAACGTTGTTTGAATTACTTCGAACGATGCCATAATAACTTAATAAGACAATATATTTATATTGATTTCTAAATTAATTAATATAAATAGTATAAATGTGTCGATATTATAATTAATGTAATTACTGTAATATAAATAATTTTTGCTTATTAAGAATTTAAATTGATTGATGGACCTCTTCATATTCATTCAGGTGTACGCGCAAACCGCACGACCGATCAAGTTGAAATGTCTTAATGTCTTTTGTAATGCAGGTAATTTTGTAATTTGCAGAAGGTTCAATCGCATAATTGTACTTTTTAAGTATATACCAGTGCACAAATTTTTCATCCAAAATGAGATTTCCGACGACATTGAAGTTATAGGGGTGTAACAAATCGATTTCATACTCCTCTGCCTCGCCATCGCCATCGCCATCGCCATCGCCATCGCCGCCATCGATTTGTAAAGTGCAGATAATCATTTCCGCAGTCGATGTTTCATATTTGGTATTATCTGCAGAAAAATCATTTTCCGTAAATGTTCTATAAATCTTTGTATAATTTTGTTTTGATGTCTCGGTTGATTCGGGATACCTATAATTTGTGTGCATTATAAAATCAAAACTCTTAAAATCGAGCGTTTTTTCAGAATCATTTTTTTCCATTACAAATAACGGTTCCAATGATAGCGGTTCTTCTTCAAAAGACGGTGGTGACGGCGAAGAAGATGACGGTGATGACGGCGAAGAAGATGACGGCGAAGAAGATGACGGCGAAGAAGATGACGGCGACGATGCATCATTAACAATGTCTGAATCAAAAGAAGAACATTCTTCTATAGGTTCATTAAGGTCATAATAGTGATTTGGATTTCCTAAATAAGATGATTCTTGAAACGTTGCCATCGTTTCAAATGACCCGTGACGAACTCCGTTTTTAATTACTTTAACTTCATCATAAGTGTATGTTTTTTTATTAACAACACTACCGGAATCTGAAAACACAAAAAAATTCTTAATTCTTCTGTATGTATTTGATATTTTTGATGCTACTAAAAATGATTTATAACCAATTTGAAATAAAATTTCAGAAAGTAGTTCTTTATTACTTTTCAAATAAATGATTCCAGATAAACCAATAAATAATGCAACAAATTTTAATTCAACTTCTAGTACTTCTGCTATAACAAACTCGTTACAATTATTATAATACATTTTTTTTATATTTTGACAAGAAACGATTTTATTCATTTTATTTTAATACAGAAAGGAATAATCTTATAAATATATATATATTTATATATTTATATTTATATTTATTACATTTATTACATTTATATTTATATACAAAATGGGAAATCCATAATTCAAATATATAATTTATTTATTCTAATCGATCGGACTAGTTTCGCCTTTACATGGTTTTGCGATGGCATACGTTTTTCCGTCTGAACAACAACCGAATACGCTACCAGCACACGCGCCAATCAAACTAGATTGTGATGACGCAGGAGCCGGTTGAGAACTACTTGTAGTGCTACTATTGGGCACTGGAACCATTCCTTTAGGACAAGGTCTTGTTGTTGTACCGTCTTCGCAGCATCCATACTCTTCTCCGGCACAACCTTTTTTATGGGGAGGTTTGGGTTCGGGATGCGGTTTCGGGTCGGGTTTCGGGTCAGGTTTCGGGTCAGGTTTCGGCCGAGGTCTGTGTGGACAGTTTGAGCCGCGATGATCTACTTTTGCAGTAACTCCATCATAACAGCAACCGTAACGTGTTCCGGCGCATCCACCGATAATGTCGTGATTTCGTTCGCGCTCGTGATCTTCGCGTGATTTGCGTTCGGGTCGTTCTGGTCGTTCGGGTCGTAAATTATCCTTCTTTGGTATTCCGAATGCAAAAGCTAAAACTGTAGTAATGTATGTCATTAAAATAAACGGGATAAAAACAATAAACCATGAAATAATACCCAATCCCGCACTGCATAATAAATTTAGTGCCAGTGTAAATACGATCATTACAATAAATTTTAAAAATGCAGTAGTTGTATCACCTCTAAACATATCAATTATAATCTGAGTGATGGAAAAAGCTAAATATAATATTGCGGGCGGACAAATATATTCAACAATCATGGTATAACGATTTAATAAATATAAAAAATGTATATAATATATATAATTATAAAAATAATAAAAATTAACAAACTTTTATTATTTATTTAATTGTTTAAATTTTATTTACTAATATTTTAATCTTATTTTTATTTTATTTGCGTCTCGTAAACACCGGTTTTTTGTTTTTAAATTTTCCTACAATTTCGCCAATATCACCGTCTACACATGAATAAATATCTCCATCATTTTCATTTGTTGTAAAATAAGTAACATTTTTAATCACGATTTCATATACTTCCTCTTCTTGTTCCACTTCTTGTTCCACTTCTTGTTCCACTTCTTGTTCCACTTCTTGTTCCACTTCTTGTTCCACTTCTTGTTCCACTTCTTGTTCCACTTCTTGTTCCACTTCTTGTTCCACTTCTTCTTCTTCTTCTTCTACTTCTTCTTCTTGATCCACTTCTACTTCTTCTTCTTGATCCACTTCTACTTCTTCTTCTTGATCCACTTCTACTTTTTCTTCTTGATCCACTTCTACTTCTTGTTCCGCATCTGATTCTTCTTGTTCCGCATCTGATTCTTCTTGTTCCGCATCTGATTCTTCTTGTTCCGCATCTGATTCTTCTTGTTCCGCATTTGATTCTGATTCATCTGACTCGGTTGCGCTATCTTCTTCACTTGATTCTAATTCGGCCGAACCTTCGCTTTGGACTGTACTTGTCGACTCTTCTTCAGATAATATTTTATTTTTTTTATTCGCTTCATTGTGGGTTGAGTCAAACTGAAAATATGAACGCATCACTACAGGAGATGATGGCGGCAAAATCTCATCAATCTTTAACTGAATGGGTTGGTCAAGCTGAGAAATCAATTCTTGATTTTGAATGTAGAGGTCACGAACAAAAGGTATTTGAAGTATGGCATCATGCGTCGACTTGTATAATTCATAATCTTTCAATGCACCATCCAGCGATTTTTGAATATTATTTTGTATTGATACGGTAACGTCATTTAATATAGAAGATATGTCAAACTGAACCCCGTGAACATGTACGATTTTATTTTGTGTATTTTCGGTACTCATTGGTTTGTTTAATTTTATTTGAGACAACTATGATATATTTAATATAAATGTTTGTTTAATATGATTTAAAAAATATTTAATACAAACTATATATACATCGACGACATCAATGAATCAACAACGACAAGAAGAACGGCAAGAAGAACAGCAACGAAGAAACGAGTGGTTGAAAGAAAAAATGGAAGTTCGGCGTAAACAACAAATTCAATTTATAATGACACAAACAAACTATGATGAAATTGAAGCGACACAAAAGTTGGAAGCGTGTAATAACGATGTAATGAAAGTCGTTGGCGAATATCTCGGGATTGCGCCCAAAAAAGATGAAAATGCAAACAAAACAAAAAATCAAAAAGTTTTTTCAGTTATACGAGACATCATGGACTCAGGGTCGCGAAATTTTATTATGCAACAAGAGAGAGCGAAAAAAATAGAAGAAGTAAAAAAAGCTATGGAAAAAAGAAATCAACAAAACGAACAAAATGAACAAATCGAGTTATCAAAAGATGACAACAATGTAAAAATAATAAAAGAGAAAATAGATTAAGAGAATTATTATAAATAAAAATATAATATTTTTATATTTATATGTAAGTAAATAAATAAATATAAAACAAATGGTTTGTGAAACAGAAACTAAAGATGAAATAAATAAAATAAATATTAAAGATAAAAAAATATTATTTCTTGGATGTGGGGCTGTTTCTAAATGTTGTTTGAGTTATTTAAAGCAATATTTTAATTTTGATTATGTAAATGTAATTATTGTGGATAAATCATCAAAAGAAAAAGATTTTCCAATAGTAGACCATTATTTGAAACAGAATTCAACATTTATTGTGAAAGAAGTCGATAAAAATAATTATAAAGATTTATTTGATTCATTTCAGTTAAAAGAAAAAGATATTGTAATTGATTTAACAACGCGAACACCAACTTTTGAGTTTTTTACATATTGTAGATTAAATAATTTATTTTATACAAATTCATCATCAGAACAATCATTTGCAAAAGATCATAGATTCGAATCAATGATTCTTCAACATTATAACTACATGGACATTGTTAGAAAAACGCCGCACTGTAATAATGTTACTACACTTATTGAGTATGCGATAAATCCAGGGTTAATTTCTTCATTTACATTAAAGGGAATTGATGATATAGCGAATTATTTTATAAATAAAAATGAGATGAACAACACAATTGATGAAGAGTTAATAAAGCTCTATAAGTTAAAAAGTAAAGACAGGTATAGTTTATTAGCAAAAAAGTTAAAAATAAGAGTTATACATTGTTCGGAAATTGACACACAAGTCGTGACATCAAATACATTGTCAAAGGATAAATACTACAATACATGGAGTTATATTGGATTGATCGATGAGTCATACCAAGGAATTGAACTGGCGGTTGGAACACACGAAAAAGAAATACCGCTGGAAAAACACGAAGTATACATAAATGGTATTTTTTCATCTTCCACCATGTGCAAAGACGTAAAAGTAAAATCTATTGTTCCTTTGAATCTTGACGTTAATAACAAAGTAGTTTTTACAGAAATTGAAGGATATCCTATTCATCATGGTGAGTGCTGTAGTTTATACAGATTTTTATCACTACACGACTATTCTCCAACCATGCACTATGTTTATAAGTTAAATCCGTATGCAGAAGATTTTATCGTTAAAAATAAAAATGACACGAATCTAATTGAAGCGTCGTATGACTCTAATGCATGGGAAGTTTTAAATTTACATAATCATCAAATTGATGGGTATGATAATGTTGGAGCGTTATTTATATTAGACGAAACTGAACATGACACACATGACACATGCGGCGAAACCTCGTGTAAAAATAAATTTACTTGGTGGTGTGGAACAATTTTATCAAATGAATATGCACAAAATATACTGAATGATAACCTGAATTCGGCCACATTGATACAAGCGATGTATGGAGTATTGGGCGGAGTGTACTGGAGTTTACTTCCAGAAAATCAAAATAAAGGTTTATGTTTTGGGGAAGATGTAGATTATAAATTAGTTTTATCAATTAATGAAAAATTGCTAGGAAAAATATATTCAGGCAAAACAGACGGAGCTAATGTGAATAGTTTTTATTTAAAGGACCTTATATTATAAAAGCATATTTACTTGTCAATTGCTGGGGTGGTAGCTCTACACAATCATTATTAAATGTTACCTTATATCATCTTATATATCATCTTATAAGATAAGAATAACTAAAAACGTCCCAGTCATAATCAGCCAACCCCCCCTTGTGATAAATTGTTGGCAATTTTTCATTATTTATATTCTCGATCCGCTTAAGCCGAAATCTTAAAACTTCATAATGCAATGAATTATCATTATCATTTTCTGTTAATTCTATGCAAATCATGTCATCATCTATATATAAATCTTTTCTATTGTAAATTTCACTTACATTTGGAATGCGGTAATCTATGCGATATCTTTTTTCATTCGCATATATCGAAGGAAGTTGATAAAAATGGGTAATCCGGCGACAAATATATTTTTCTAAAAACGAATACTTGTCTAGATCAATCAGTTTGACGAGTTTGCCTTTACAAAACCGATATCTCTTCAGAATTTTTGTGTAAATGTGCAAAACAATGTCATCCGGCAACTTCTCAATTATGTCCATTAGATAAAGATAAAAGAACTCGAACAAATGAAACGAATGAAATGAATTATTTAATAAAATCTTTTTATTAAATAATAGACGACACTTTTTATATTTATTTTTATTTTTACATTTTTACTTTATACCAAATGCTTCATTAAGAATTGAAGATTTTGCATTTTTTAAAACCTTTTTTTTTATTTCAATCGTATTATTTTGGATAATTTTATTCCCGATAAAAAAATCATTATTGTCTTCATATAGTTCGGGCAAAACATTTGTAAGCGGCTTATTCGCCATATAAACAACTTGTTCACACTGAAATAATTTTCGATATTCGTTGATTGTCAAGTTTCCGTAAAATTTATTCAATAAATAATGCGGATTCGCCGCCGGTTTGATGCTTTTATTGTAATTATATATCGGACCATAAATGGAATTCAAAAGGTAATAGCGTTCAAATTTAACAGACGTGTCAATATTTTCATTCATCAAAAAAGCCACGGCGCATTCGGGATGACAAAAGCAGCCATATCCCTTTGTTGACGACATTGGAATGTGAATTGGAGGTGTGTCAAATTCGCAAGTGTCCCAGAAACATGCAGAACGCTGTATACCCAATGAATCGTTTCTATGAAAATTCAATTTAAGCTGTGAAATTTTTTTCCATATTTCTTTATTTGTTGCATTTTTACATTCTAAATCGCAGTCGCCGCCAAGTTCTTTATCAGAAAATGAAAATTTGGCCTTTGCGTTTGTTTCGGTTGTTGTAGTAGTGTGTTGTACATTTTTTGAAGAAAATGATGATGGATCATATTTTTGAGTTGGCATCGATGACATTGCATTGGTCAACGACTCCATTTGTTCTTCTTCTTTCATCACGATGTCTTTATTGTGGTTTCTATTTTTATCACACTTTTCATAATTTGTTATATTAGACATATTTGAAGAAAATATATTATTCTGATCATGATCATTGTAACATAATATTCCACTTTTTTTATCATTTCCGCCATACGTATCTAGTTTGTTTGAATTTAGTTCGTTTGATTTTTTCAAATCTGATAAAACACATTTTAAGTGTAATATAATATTTGGAACTTCTGGACTGTTATTTGTTTGCATTTGATTTTCATGAATGATTTTACCGCCTCGCGGTTTTCGCCCCCGTTTCTTGTGAACAACTACATTTGTCAATGTTAATGACGGCGATGACGACTCTTGGATATCTTGAATGCTACTTTGCTTTTTGTCAACCTTTGGAACCCTTATTTTATGTTGTTTCCTTTCTTTTTTACCCGTGTTTTTACCCATACTCTCATCAATATTTTTTGAATACTCTTCGGACACACTTGTCTCGATTTTATGATTTTCCACATTCTCGTTTTTTTGAGAATCAATAATAATAGTATCGGGTTTAATGAGCTTTTTTCTACCTCTTTTTTTCTTTTCGACGATAACTGTATTTAAAATTACATTTTCTACAAGGTTATCTACATTTTCTACAAGGTTATCTACATTTTCTACAAGGTTATCTACATTTTCTACAAGGTTATCTACATTTTCTACAAGGTTATCTACATTTTCTACAAGGT